ACAACGTTATTATCCTCTTTTTAAAGCCTGTTTAAAAGATGAACCCACCCCTGTTGAGAAAGAGAAAGTACGAGTCTTTCAAGCTGCTCCTCTTTCTTTGCAAATCACAATTCGCGAGCTTTTCTTGCCCATAGCTCGAGTGATGTCGCTATTTCCCTTGAAATCTGAATGTGCCGTTGGTATTAATTCACAGGGGAAAGAATGGGACGTGATGCAAGCTCACATCAAGAAATTTGGTGTCGATCGAGTCGTTGCTGGCGATTATGCCAAGTATGACTTACGTATGTCGGCCAAATTTACTTCTGCAGCTTTTAAAATCATGATTGATTTTGCAGAAGAGTGTGGATATAGCCAGGAAGATCTAGCTGCTATGAGAGCTGTTGCAACTGAGGTTGTTTATCCTATGACTGTTTTTAACGGAGACGTTATTATGTTACAAGGATCCAACCCATCTGGACAAAATTTAACGGTCTATGTGAACTCCATCGTTAATTCTTTATTGAATCGCGTTGGTTTTTTTCATGATCTATCCCGAATTTGAGGGAAATTTTTCAGATGCTGTTGCACTGGTTACTTATGGAGATGACTTCAAGTCTACTGCTTCGTCAGATTATCCCGATTTCAATCACATCAATTTAGCTGAAAAACTAGCTTCGATTGATATGAAAATTACTATGCCTGACAAGAATGCTGAGCCTACACCCTTCATGCATGATGAAGAATGCGATTTTTTGAAAAGACGCAATCGTTATCATGAAGTGGGTTATTATCTTGGTGCTCTTGATGAGGAAAGTATTATCAAACCACTCAAAGCTGTTTTACGCCCAAAACATGTTTCCATTGAGGAACAATGTGCGAAAAATATTGATGATGCTCTCCGCGAATGGTTTTTACATGGAAAAGACGTTTATGAAAAACGACGTCAACAAATGAAAATCATCGCTGAGCGAGGAGAAATCGGACACATGTGTACGCTGTTGGAGGATGACTTCGAAGCGCGCATGCGAGTCTGGCACAACAAGTATGAACCGTCTACTGAAGACGAGGCTACTACACTTGATGTGGAAGAGACTGTGTTCGAACCGCAGTCCGGCGTACAGCATGACCTGTGCGAATGGGAC